CTCCATCAACCCCGACTACGCGGGCGACACCAACGTGGACAAGAAGGACTTGCGCGCCTTGTACTTGGTCCGCGGGGTTGTGTCGCGGCTGGGGATGTAAGGATGCGGCCCGCCGTCCCGGCGCGGGGCTTGCGCTGGGGGCGGGAATTCCTTATAATGAAAATTAAGAATTCTTCGCCGAAATCGGAAAAGCGCGCTATAATATCTAAAGGCGTTTGTAGCTAATAATTTGGCAAAACTTGTATATGGAGTGAATGATGAAAAACAATATTGTTGTTCCATCCGGCACCGTTGTCGGCATAGGCAAGGTAAAGGTCTTTTTCACAGAAAGTTTTCCTCATGAAATTCCTACACTGTCTTTTTTAGTTTCAAAGACAGATGACGGACGCTTTGTCGCTTCTTGCATTCAACTTGTTACAGACGGAGAAGGCGAATCCGAAAAAGAAGCGATAGGCAACATGGAACGGCATTGCCGCAATTATCTGGACAAACTTTTTTCAGATAAAAAAATAAATCCTTGGGACGAGCTTCAGGAACTTTTTTCCGAACCTATGGAGGAATACTGGGCTGCCTACAGACAAATGCAGGTCAATTTCGCTGAAAAAGGAATTTCAACAAGCATTCAGAAATCGCTTGAGGAAAAAATTGTCCAGTTGAACAGCGAAATTGATGCCCTTAAAGAAAACAACAAACAGACCTCTCTTAAAGTTGTGTCATATCAGCAGGCCGCTTGATGTTGTGTTCGTTTGAGAAGTTGCTGAACGCCCTTCACGGCAATGCCGATGTTGAATTGATTGACCCTCTTCCCCAGTGCCCCAAACATGCGGACATCGTTTGCGCCAGCCAGGCGGGCAAATGTTCCGTAGGCAATAAAAAAGATTGCGGGCAGGAATTGTCATTCTACTATCAAGGAGCGCACCTTTACAATCTTACCGTGACATTCACTGCATTTCCGAATACACGGATTGGATATATCCGCGACACGGACTTGCAAATCTGTAGAATGCTCAAAAAAAACATTATTCAGAAAAATGATTTGGAAGAACTGAGCGAATAGCTTCTTCCCTTTCCCCCAGCGGTGGCTGGGGATTTTTTTTGTCCGCTACACTAACTCGCGGAGGGTGGCGGAATGCAAAAAGTGAACAATTCCCAAGACAAGCCTTATTACACTCAGCGGAACAACAGGCTCAAGCCTTACGGAGCGTGCAACGTCACTTCGGTGATCGCGGCGCTTTCGGCGGCGGGGTGGCCGGTCAAGAGGCTCGCCACCGACGAGGACGGCCAGCCAGAGGACGCGCTCATGCGCTTCATTCTTTCGGACGGAGAAACGCTGGCCCTTTGGAGAAAGCTTGACCCGATTGGACGGCACGACGCCAACGAGTGGCACCCGGTTCTCGCTTGCGGGGCCAACAAGTTTTTGCGCGTTCGCGGGCTTTTGTCCGGCAAAAAGGACGCGATTGAGTTTGGCGAAAATTGGGAAATCCGAGACATCGAAAAAATCATCATGGACGGCGGCGCCTTTGTCGCTTCCGGCGTTTTTGCGGCGGAGGGAAAGAAAACCATCGGGCATGTCGTGGCGGTCGTCGGCTTTAGGACAGACGAGGACGGAAGCGTCACGCATTTTGTCTTGGACGATTCGTGGGGCGACTATCGGACGGAATACAAAATCCAAAACGGAAACGACGTCGAAATGCCCGCCGCCGACTTCATGAAGCTGCTGCGGCCTTGCGGCTTTCCAATAAAGATGGGCCACAAGGTCAATCCGTTTAAGAGTTTTCAAGGGGGAAACATATGAAAGCGAAAGACGTCAGTTTGTGGGCGATAGTAGTCGCCATTGTTTGGGTGGCCTTGTTGTTCGTGGCCAAAGGATTGATTCCGGTTTTCTTTGCAGGAAAGACGTTCGGGCTTGACGCAAAGGAAATCATCGCGAGCGGAGCGTTTTTCGTAATCGCGTGCTCGCCCGTCTACCGCTCTATATGGCTGGACAAAAGGCTCGGCCTAAAGGTTGAGGGCGGCGAAGCGGAGCCAAGCGGCGAAAGCGCCGGGGCGGGAAAATGAATGAGGCGGCTCGCGGCGTTTTTTTGCGCGTCGGTCTTTTTGTTCTCTGCGTTTGCGCAAGCCTCGCGTTCGGATTCTGGCGCGGTTGTTCTCACGCGAGAGCAAGCGACGCTGATAGAAAAAGAGCTGAACGCTATGAGGCTGGAAGCGAGTCTGCTAAGGAAGCAGTCGGAAAGCTGGAAAGCGGACTCGGAAGCGTGGCGGAAGAAATGCAAGGCGTTGGAAGAAAAATTGACGCAAGCCTTGCAGATGTCGGAGAGCTCCGAGAAATCGGTGATAGAATTGACGGAAATCGCGAAGGCGTTGCGGACGCAGCTGGACGAATTGAGGAAGGAGTTCAACGAATTGAACAAATCCTTCTTGAAGCGAAAAAGAGCGGAGGCGTTCTGGAGAGCGGCGGCGATAACGGCGGCTGTGATAGCGGTCGGTGAAGGCGTGGGCCTTTGGCTTTTGAGCAGGTGAGGTAAAAAATGGAAAAGTGGTCTATGATAGTTTCGCTTGTAAGCGGCGTTGTGACGATAGCCGGCTTTGTCGGCATTTTCATCAAGCTGGGGCATGACAGGGGCGTGTCCGAAAGCGAGCAAAAGGAAATGCGAAAGGACATCGACAAAAACGCGACCGACATCAACGCGCTTGGCGCCAAGGTGAGCCAAATGCAAATCGAAAACACGCGCCTCATAACCACTCTTTCCAGCGACTTGGGTTGGATAAAGGCGAGCCTTTCGGACATCAAGACCGAGATGAAAAAAAAGCAGGGGTAGGACGATGCCTAAAAGAAACAAGATTGAAATGCAAGGGCTTGTCGAGCGCATTTGCAAGATGTACTTCAACGACAAAATGAGCCACAAGCAGATAACCGAAATTCTCAAGCAGGAAGGCTACGACATTTCAAAAAGCGGCGTTGGCCGCACGCTCATAGGGCAAGCCGCTCAGATGAAGGCCTACAAGGACAGCGCCAAGAAAGCCGTGGCCATCGTCAACGAGCTTGACAAAACGCCCGGCTTGAACATCGCCGAGGCGAGCGTCCAGCTTGTCCAGGCTAAGCTCTTGGAGGAAGTGAACAAGTTTGAGAACTTTTCCACGATTTCGCCGGAGGAGCTTTTGAAGGCCGTTGTCCGCAACACCGACGCGCAAACAAAAATCGCGCGGGTCAAGCTGGAATACGAGCGCGGCTACAAGAAGGGCTTGTTCGAGGCGGCCAAGACCGTGGAGACCGAAGGAAAGAAAGCCGGCTGGAGCGACGAGCGCGTTGAATTCGTAAAGGCGAAGATTATGAATTTGAAGGTGGCCTATGACGAAAAGACGCCGGAAAAATGAGAGCGCGGGCGGGCTTGAAATCTTTTTGCCTTACCAAAAGAAATGGCTTGAAGACAGAAGCGACCTCAAAATCATAGAGAAGAACAGGCGCTGCGGAATCTCTTGGACGGACTCCGCGGACTCGGTTCTTGACGCGGCTCCGGCGGAAGGCTGGAGCAACACCTACTACATGAGCTTCAACAAGGACAACTGCCGCCAGTACATCGAGGACGCTGGCGAATGGGCCAAGAAGCTCGGCTACGCGGTGAGCGAAATCGAGGAAAAGGAAGAGCCGCTTTTGGAAGACCCCGACAAGTCCATCACGACTTTCAGGATAACTTTTTCCAGCGGCGCGGAGATTATGGGCTTGCCGGGCGTGTCGCGCTCGCTGCGCTCCAAGCAGGGAAACGTCGTCATCGACGAGGCGGCGTTCTTTGACGACTTGGAAAGCGTAATGCAGGCGGCCAAGGCTTTGGTTATTTGGGGCGGCCGCATTCGCGTGATATCGACGCACAACGGCGACGACAACCCTTTCAATCTTTTGATAAAGGACATCAAGGCGGGGAAGGAAACCGAGTGGAGCCTTCACCGCATAACGTTTCGAGAATCCATCGAGCAAGGCTTGTTCAAAAGAATTTGCCTGACGCAAGGAAAGAAATGGAGCGAGAAAGCGGAAAAGGAATTCGTCGAGAGGATCTACAGGATTTATTCCAACAATCCCGACGAGGAATTGGACGTAGTTCCAAGGGCGAGCGGCGACCGCTACTTTGGACGCGGCTTGCTTGACCACGCGACGGCGGACGAAGGCGCGTGCCAGATTCGCCGGCTTGAATGCCCGGACAGCTTTCTTCACAAGGGCGACGGCTACAAGAACCGCGAGATTGAGAAATTTTTCAACCAGGAAGTGCGCCCGCTTTTGGGAGCGGTCGGCGGCCAAGTTTTTGGCGGGAACGACTTCGGACGCTCCGGCGACTTGACGACGTATTGGTTCGCGGAAGAAATCGGAAAGACGCGGCTTGAGGCGCGGCTCATTGTCGAGCTTAAAAACGCGCCGTTCGAGCAGCAGCAGTATTTCAACGATTTGGCCACGGACTTTCTTGACGAGCGCGGAACGTTCGGCGGGCTTGCGGTTGACTCGCGCGGAAACGGACAGCAAATCGGCGAGCACGCAATGCTGCGGCATCCGGGCGCGGCGATCCAGGTGATGGAAACGCCCGCTTGGTACGCCAAGTACGGAAGCGACTTGCACGGCCTTATGGAAAGCGCGGACTTCACCGTTCCCGACGACGAGACAATCAAGGCGGACTTCGCGCTGGTCGTGTTGAAAAACGGAATCCCCACGATTCCAGCGGTTAGAACGGCAGACCGCGACTTGAAGGGAAAGCGGCACGGAGACGGCGCGAGCGCGGCCATGCTTTGCGTTTGCGCTTGGCGGGAATGCGCGTTGGACCCCGCTCCGACGTTCACGGTCGCGCAAAAGAAAGACAAGAATATTTGGCGATAAAGGACGGTGATTTTTATGGCGAGGACAAACAACGTTACAAGCAGAGTCATAGACTTGAACTCATTCAGGAGCATAGCGTCCTACGTGTCGGACACGCAGGACTGGATTTGCTCCGTTCAGGAACGCGAAAGCATTTTTGAGGAAATGCGGGACGACGCGCGCGTGGACTCGCTTGTCGTTGACCGCAAGAACAAGGTTCTCCAAATGTACGGCTCGTTCAGCGAAAGCAAAAACAAGGCCGTGAACGAGGCTTGCGAACACCTTTTGACGTTCAACACTTTTTACAAGCTGAACAACATTCTTTTGAACGCCGTGCCTTACGGAATCGCCGCTTGCGAAGTCGTTTGGGAATTCAGGGGCGGCTGGTACGTTCCGACGGACTTTGTTTCGATTCCGCGAACGGCGTTGAGCTTTCCGCAGCACATTGACCGCGAATGGGGAACGCCCGTCTTGACCGCTCAAAACATCGTCCTTGGCGACAAGCGAAAATTCATAATCCACCGAAACGACGACGGCGAGCTTAACCAGTGGGGCCGGCCGGCCTTGCGCAGCGCCTACGCCTTTTGGAAGTTCAAGCAACTTGGCGTGAAGTTTTGGGCGATGGCCGCGGAGCTTTGCGGCGTTCCGTCGATACTGGCGATTTTTGAAACCAAGAGCGAGGAAGAAGCCAGGAAGCGGGCAAAGACTTTGACCCAAGCGCTTGAAAGCTGGGAAAGCGGATCTTCCGGCGCCTTTGGAAACGTAAAGGACATCAAAGTCGTGAGCTCGCAGATAAACGACTTCAACAAAATCGTGGAGCTTTGCGACACAGAAATAGCCTACGCCATAACTGGCCAAGCCTTGACGACAAACACCGCGCAATACGGAACGCACGCGCAAGGGCAAGAGCACGTCCAGACTTACGACAACCTTGTAAAGGGCGACGCTTACAAGCTCCAGCAGTCGGACCAGTTGCTCGTTAACGCTTTTGTGGAGTTGAACTTTCCCGGCGAGCTTGCGCCGCGATACGACATAGACTCGACGGACTTCGCTCCGTGGGAAGTGATTCGCGACGCGATTGACCGGGGCGTTCCCGTGAGCCTAAAGGCGCTCTACAACAAAATCCATTTGCCGGAGCCTGTGGACGAAAAGGACGCTTTTATAAAGGCGCAGCCGTCGTTCGGATTCAGCGACAAGGAGAAGGACGATTTTTTTCAGAATCGGCGGTAGACTCCAAACGGCTCGCGGAGCTTGGCTTTGCCAAAAGGCTTGACCGAATTTCTACCGCCGCCTGGCTAAACATTTCCGACAGCTACGCGGAGCGAATCAAGGCTTACATAAAGGAAGCGGAAAAAAATCCGGACATTCTGCGGACAAAGAAAGTCCTTGACCCGGACTGGGCAGCGATGGGAGAAGCGGCAAAGCTTTTCACCCGCTCGCTTATGATGGGCTTGGATTCCGCTGTCAGAAAGCCAGAATTCGCGGAGCCGACCGCCGAGGACATAGAGAACATGCCCTACCACGAGGCCGTGGAATTCTTGAAGAAGCGCGACGTTATAAAAAAAGTTGACTACGACAAGCTTAGCGACAAGATGAAATTCCGCGCTTTCACCGCGTCAAGAATCAACGACGGAAAGCTTTTGGAAAGGCTCAACGCGGAAATGCTCGCCAACGTGAACGGCGGCAAGGGCTTGAAGGATTTTCTTTCGCTCACAAAAACCGACATCTTGGACAAAATCGGAATGGGACCGAACCAAGGCTGGTATTGGGAAACTGTTTACAGAACCAACGTCCAGACCGCCTACAACGTCGGACGCGCGATGGGCTTTGAGGCGGACAAGCCGCTGGCTTTGCAGTTTGTCGGAATCGACGACGCGAGGCAGTCGGACGTTTGCCATTCTCTCAGCGGAATCGTCCGGCCTTACGGCGACCCTTTTTGGCAGTCGCACTTTCCGCCGCTGCACTTCAACTGCCGCTCGACAATCCGCGCCATCTACGACGAAGACGAATTGCCGGAAGAATGGAGCGGCCTAGACGAAGCCGAAAGCCCCGCAAAAGGATTCGGCTCCTACCCCTTGGACAGCGACAACTGGTGGAAGGAGCTGGACAGCCAAGTCCGCCAGGCGAAGCAGTTTGGCGTGCAGGGTGAGATTGAGGCGGCGAAGATTGCGTTGGGAGTGGGAAAGATTGAAAAAGATTGGAAAACTGGTCGTTCTGTCGGAGCAATGGCAAGACGCTTTTATGTACATGACAAGAAACCTGTAAAAGTAGACGAAATACCAGATTGGATTATAAAGGAAAATACAAATGTTACGGGTGTAAAGGTAATAGCTGAAGGAATTAAAATTCGCGACGTACAAAGATTGATTCAACAATATCCTTTGAGAAATGGGAACTTGACATCTCCGAAAGATTGGTATAAAGTTAGAGGCACAGCGACGCTTTTCAACACAAGAACAAAAGCAGAGATAAAAGCAGAAATTCACTGGTACCAATGCAAAAACATTGGTAAGGTCGAATTCAAATCCAAGAGGGAAATTAAATGACGGTAAGGTGCTTAAAAGCTATAAACATTGATTTGACTGTTGGAGCTGAATACGAAGTTATAGGTATCGAACAGTTCGGTGATAGAGAATGTTACAGAATTGTCGATGATAGCGGCGACGACTATCTTTATGGAACAAGCTGTTTTGAAGTTGTAAAATCTGCCTAACCCACAAGCCCCACAAGCCCCACAAGCCCCGCAAGTCCGGGGCTTTTTTTTATTTTTCAAAATTCTGTAAATATGCAGCAATTTGTTCTCCATTTCGTTCCGTAGCGACAATGGTCATTTTTACAGGCCTGTGTTCAGCAGATTCTTTTAACCAATCATAATCATCTTGGCTTATCATACTTTTAACAATATTTACATATTTTATCGTAGTTCCGTCATTCTTGATGACATCAATAAAAAGATTGTCTTCCTGAATATGTATGTCTGTTATAGTAAAATCACCAGTATAGGGAACGCTGATTGGCTGATGATATTCACGAGTTCCTTTAGTCAATTCCTTTAACTCAGCGGGACTTAATTCAGTTCCTGCCAATTCAACAGTATCAAAATTTTGTTTTGATAGTTCTTTCAAAAACGCACTTTGCTCCTTTAGCATATCTATTACTCCAGCAACTGCGATTTTTTGCACTTCCTCATCATGTTCATGCTGCATCTGAAGTTCTGTTATTTTTTGACGGTAATCAGCATAACGATTCACCCCAAAATATCCAACACCAAGAATTGCAATGGTTGCTACTGTAGCAGCTAATTGTTTATTTGTCATTTTTTTCACCCGCTTTCCAACTTCATTTGCGATTTCTTTTATTATAATGTCCACAATTGAAGAGCCTGGCTCAATTTTAACACATAACTCCAAAGCTTCCCGTTCTTCTGCTGACAATCTAGTCACATAGCCATAAGCGTAAAGAGAGTAATTTCTGTAAATTGAATCTTGTAAGTGAAGAATTGCTTTCATCAAGCCTGTGGTAATTGATGAATTGAATTTTTCTCCTTTTAGATGAATGCGCACAACAGGCAAACTGTCAGATATTTCAATGGATTTTTCTTCAAACCAATGGACATTCTCTGTCAAATGCTGAGTCAATTCTTGAACCTGATGTATTGTAGTTATTTCCAAAGTCTGCATACGCTACCCCAAAATTTGTTTCGCTTATTATAGCCCAAAAGAAACATTAAGGCAATTATAAACAGTAATTGCTAAAAAACTATGTTTTGAGCGTATCATATCGTGCCGAAACACCTCGTATCCCTAAAAATTCACCGCTTTTCACCGACCTACCCCTAAAAAATCGTGTAATTTGTCATTTATTTAAAAACACCCCCTAAATTTTCAAAATTTCAACAATTCGTCTTTCCCCACAATCGCCGCGTTTTTACGCCTTTGTGATTACATATCCGCAGAGGTAAAACGCTATGAAGAAATTTTTGATTTTGATTTTTGCAACAACGCTTGCAATGTTCTTGGTTTCGTGCGCGGAAATGCAATACCAGCAGGAGGTGCATAACGCCGCGTTCAAATCAACCTACGCCACAACGGTAAACAAGCTGGAAATGGCGGAAGGAAATTTTGAGGTCTACCGCCGCGTAGTTTTTTACAATGTCAGACTCGGCGAAATCGTGTTCGCCTGCGAAGGATTCTGCCATGTAAAAATTGACCACGACGGCGACGTGGAGCTTGTGATAAAAACCGGAGAGAATCAATACCTTCGGCATTATTTGGGGCAGAAAATGGAAATAACGTATTTTTCGGAACAACTGGAATCGGCTTTTATTCCCAGAGACAGAAAATACAAAATCACGTTTAATCCGCGTTTGTGGCTTCCAAGCATTGGGCTGGTGAGCGAATGAAAAATATACGCACTTGGCAGCTCTGCAGGACGGGAACGTTCGGGCAGGACGGAGCCAGAATCACGGAAAAGGACTTGGGCGAAATCGCGGAGACGTTCGCGCCCACGCGGCCAATCACAATCGGGCACGACGCGGCGAGAGGCGACGACTTTCCCAAGTTCGGGGACGTGCTGGCGATTGACGGAATTTACGACGACCCCAAGCGCAAAGGCGAAAAGGTTCTTGTGGGCAAGGTCATGCTGCACCCGGAATTGGAAAAGCAGTTTTCGGACAAGGACGACGGCGGCGGCTGCTACAAAGGCTGGAGCGTCACGATTCCCAAGAGGGCCAGCGACGGAAAGCGCTACCTTCATTCGCTCGCCATTTGCGGCGCGACCCCGCCCAAAATTCCGGGCTTGGAGCAGCTTATGGTCAAGAGCTGCTATTCAGACGGCGACAGCGTTGAAGTGTTCGACTTCAACGACGCTATAAACTATCAGGAGGAAATCCCCATGACTGATGAGGAAAAGAAAAAGATGGAGGCGCTTGAGGCTGAAAACAAGAAGCTCAAGGAAGACGCCGCCAAGGCCGCCGAAACGAAGGGCGGCGAGGACAAGAAGGAGAAGTTCTCCGACTCGCCCGAATTCGCCGACATGCAGAAAGAAATTTCTGAATTGAAGGCGGCCAAGAAGGAAGCGCTCGTCAAGGGCGTTTGCGACAAGTTCTCGGACATTCCGGCGGGCTTGAAGGACGGCGTCCAGAAGGTCGCCTCGGTTCTCGCCTCCGCTTCGGACTCGTTCGAGTTCAGCGACAAGGACGGAAACAAGAGCGAAAAATCCGCGCTCGAAGTTTTCTGCGACGTCGTGTCGGGCCTCGTCGCGGCCCCAAAAAAGGACGACGTGACGGCCCGCCAGTTTGACGCCGGCGAGTTCAGCGACAAAAACGACGGCGGCAAGGAAACCGATTGGGGCAAAGTCGCCGCCAAGCTTTAGTTTAGGAGGAAGAAATGAAAGTCGAAGAATTCTTTGACCGCGGCGTGCTCCATTCAGGACACCCGCCAATCGTGGACTTTGTGACTATGGCCGCCAGCGCCAAAAATCTCAAGGCCGGAACAATTTTGAAAAAGGGCGAAGGCGGCTACGCTCCCGCCGGCGACTCGGACACTCCGGCTGCCGTCCTTTTGGAAGACGTGGACGCCCACGCCAGCGCGGCGGTTGACAAGGTTCCCGTCGTGGTTCACGGCCTTGTCGTCAAGAGCCGCCTTTTGGACTATTCCGACGCGGAAGAGGCCGCCGCGAGCGACGAGCTTTGCGACCAGCTTCCGGGCGTGGGAATCTACCTTGCTCAGGCCGGCTGGTCTGAAACAAAATTTTGCTGAGGAGAAAGACGATGGCTAAATTTTCCAACGGAACGCTCACCATCAAGAGCGAGGACATCGAAAGAGTTGTGGCCGCGCAGCCGGAAAACATTTCCAACGCTCGCGGATATTTCAAGCAGGTGAAGCTCAAGAACTCGACGCACATCGCGTCCGCCGAGCTCAAGCGCGAGTACGGAAACATTCCCGTAATCGTCCGCGGCGACACCGGCGTGACTCCCAAGCACGGAGCGGACGTGACCGACATCGTGCCCATGCCGATTGAGATTGACGACAAAATCTCAGCCGTGGACATCGACGAGCTTGGCCGCGCGACCGACTTGGGAACAAACCAAATCGTTGACAGCTACTTGGAGCAGCACGCCGACATGGTGCGCAACACCGTCAACGCGCTTTGCTGCCAAGCCCACAAGGGAAGCATCGACTACATGATGAAATCCGGAAGCGGCTTCGAGCGCTACCAGGTGAACTACGGAACCGTCAAGAACGTTTCGTTCAACGGAAAGATTTCGCAGCTCACGCTCGGACTTGCCGTGCAGAATCTTTCCGCCATCAAGCAGTTGACCGTTGACCAGGGCGTGGGCGGCCCCGGCGAGTTCGTCGCGTGCGCGGCGTTTTACGCAAAGATGATTGACCTTTTGGCCGCCGCCAACAAGACCGAAAGCGTCAAGGACGGCTGGCTCCAAATCGGCCCCTACAAGGTTCTTGAGGACAACGACAGCTACGTTGACACCGCCAAGAACGGAACCAAGACGACCAAGGGCATCTGCGGCGTCCGCGAGGTTGTCTACCGCGCCCTCAACGCCGGACAGAAGCTATGCTACCTGCGCCTTGACGACGTGGTCCAAAAGGCCGCCGTGCCAATCTACTCGTTCACCGAGAAGGAAAGCGGCCAGCGCGGAATAAAGCTCTACACCAAGAGCAAGCCGTTCCCGCTCGTCAACGTCAAGGGCTTGGCCTACGGAACGTTCGCGACTGAATGACGGCGGCGCTATCAAGCGCTTTTAAGGCGGGGAGAAATCCCCGCTTTTTTTATGCCCCAGCGAAAGCCGCGAGGGCTTTGTCCTGTCGCATAATCCAAAGCATGGAAAACGAACTGACAGTTGACGACTTAAAAGCGGAGATTCCCGCGCAGGATTTGGAGACGCTGACACTGGGCGACGACACGGTGGCGGTACGCGCGCTCCTAAAGGGCAAGGTTGCTGTAAAGGGAATGGTCTTGAGCGCGGGCGGAAAATACAGCGAGGAAAACGAGGTCGTCCGCGAGGCCGTCCTTAAATGGGCGCTCTACGAGCTGTTCGCCTTTGTCGGACAGGAAAGCCGCGCCCGCGAAAAGCAGGAGGACTGCCAGCTTTTGATTGAGACGAACTTCGGGCCGATTGCAAAAAAAACTGACGCAACTTCGAGCGGGCCGGCAGTGGGCTTTGTGTCCGCGAGCCGCAAAAGCCCGATGGAGAGGCGGCGCTGATGGGCGTCCAAATAACAAAGAGAATCGGAGAGCTTTCCGCGCGGCTAAAGAAGGCCGACCTGTCGCCGACGATGCGCAAGGTAAGCTCCTACTTGGTTTCGTCCGCGGTCAAAAAAATAAACGCGGGCGTTCCGCCCGAGAACGCGCCGCTCACGCAAGCGGTTAAGCAAGGGAACAAGACGCTGCGCGACAACGGCCAGCTTATGTCGTCAATAGCCCCGCAAAGCGGAAAAACATGGGCGGCCGCGCAAACGAATTTGAAATACGCGAAAATCCAGCAAGAGGGAGGCGAAATCCTAGGCGGCTCCAAGGGCCTTTGGATTCCGGCTTCGGCAAAGACGCGGACTTTAATGCGGAAACACAACGCGCCAAAGCCAGGCGAGTTGATACAGGCGATGAAGGGCGACGGCTATTCCTTTTTCAGAACCGGGAAAGTCTTTTGCGCGAAGAGCAAGCGGGGAAAGCCGTTCGCGCTTTTCATAATCAAGGAAAGCGTAAAGATTCCCGCCCGCCCATTTTTGCACATCGACGAGAAGGACGAAAAACACATCCAAAGGGAAATCAGAAACGGAGTGCGCGAGGCGCTCAAGGGAGGAAGCGAATGACAATAGAAGCGGTGACGGATTCGCTCAAGGAAGCGATACAAGAGCAGCTGGGATTCCCGGCGTTCCTATTGCCGCAAAAGGCGGCGAACAACACGGCCCACATAGACCTGCTCTTCCAAGACTTGGAGCCGAACGGCGAAGGCGGCGAAAAGCTTTCTTTCCTGGCTGAGTACAGGACGGCGGGAACCCACGCGAAGTGGCTTGGAAAGACGGCCTCTCTTCGGCGAAAGCTTAGGGCGGTGGAATGCTCGCACATGTTTTTTGAGGCGGACGACGTCGCGCTCAGGGCCTACTGGATTGGGAACGGAAAGCCGCGCTGGGTGTATCCTAGCGAAGATGAAAGCTCGATGCCGGCGGAATACGCCATTCCGTACAGAATCGAGATTGACATGCCAACAAACCTTATTACGGAGGAATGAAAAATGAAACCGGGCGGAAAAGACGGAAAACTTTACAAGATTCACGAAGAGGCGGAAATTTCCGGAGGATCTTCGGTAGCGCTTGAAAGAAGCGGATTCTTCAGAATCAAGCGCTTGGGCGACAACACGGCGCTCCCGCAGCCGAGCAACGAGGACTTGGCCAAAGGAGCCCGCGCGATGGGGCCAGGCGACGTGGTCCATCTTTGGGCGGGGCAAGCCTTGGCGGAAGGCGACGAGGTCATACCCTTGCGCCTTGTCCTCATCAGCTTTGTCAAGGACGTTTCCAACTCAAAGCAGGGAACGAGCTACGACGTTTCCACGCAGGAGAATTTGGACTCAGGCGTGCGCGAGTACATCACCGGCGCGTTCAGCGAATCCAGCGGAACAATCAACGGAACAGTTGAGACCGACAGCGAGGCGCAGCGCGAGCTTTTGAACCAGTTCAGCTCCGTAGCCGTTGAGGATGGCGAGCATTACGCCATCTTCCCCGCAAAGGAAACCAAGCAGGACTATATGCTCAGCCGCCGCGAGACGGAGACTGTCGGACAGACCGCCGTATGGGAGCACTTCCCTGTGACGGTAGAATCGCTCAACATGGACAAGCCCTTGGACGGCGAGCAGAATTTCAACTTCAACTACAAGGTTGACGGTGGAAACCACCCCGGAATGATTTACTACACCGTCCGCGACTTGAGCGCGAACGGACAGCAGGGCGGCTCGCAAGGATCCAATCCTTCCGACCCCAGCGGCGACCCTGAGGGAGGCGACTGATGCTTTTGACGGAAGAGCCGAGGTACTGGTTTTGCCCGGACGTTCGCGGCAACTTAAGCCTTCCCGAAACGGAAAGGCTTTCGGTCGAAATCATAAGGCCGGCCGCGTTTCAGTCCAAGGAATTCGTTTCCGTTCAGTCAACGAGGGAGTTCTACAAGAGCGACCAGCCGCTTGACGAAAACGGGAACCCGCGCGAGGTGAAGAAGTTCAAGAGCGTGACCACCGAGCTCAAGGTGAACGCCGACTACATCCTTCGCGAGTGCGTCGGCAAAATCAAGAATCTTAGCGTCAAGGGAGCGGACGGCAAGGAGCGCGAAATCAAAAGCGGCTCCGAGCTGGCCGACTGCCGCGCCTACGGAGTCGGCGAAATCGTTTCGGCGATTTGCAACGAGGTGAGGAGCGACGTTCCGACCGACGCAAAAAAAAAGACCTTAGAATAGGCGCGCAAATCGTGTTCGCCGGGCTCTGGCCACCCGACTGGGGCCCGGAATACGACGAGGCCAAGGAAACAATCCCTTGGCCGGAAAGCGAGGCCGGCTACATCAGGATCAAGAGGGGAAATTTCAAAAAGTACGTGACCGAGGAGCTTCGCGCCCTGTTCCAAATTTGGCGCAGGGTCAAGGCTTACGGCTGGCCGCAGGGAAAAGGCTGGCTGGCCGAGCCTGAGGCCGTCCGCGTGGCCGTGGAGCTTTTGGACGCGGAGCGGGAAACTTGGCTGGCTTGGGAGAAGGAAAGGAATGCAAGGGGCGATAACGGACGAACTTAGGGTTCTTGTGACCGCCGAGGTCGACAAGGCCATAAGGAGCCTAAAAAGCGTTGACTCAAAGACGAGCGAGACTGAAAAATTGTTCAAGTCGCTCGGCGGCGCCATAACCGGAGCGTTCTCGATAAAGGCCGTGTCTGACTTCGCGCGAAAGTCCGCCGAGGCCTGGCGGGTCCAAAAGGAAGCCGTCAGCGTGATGAACCAAGTCCTTAAGTCCACCGGCGCGGAGGCTTGGACAAGCAGCGCCGAGCTTAAGGAAATGGCCGCTTCCCTCCAGCAAGTGACCAACTATGGCGACGAGACAATCGTTTCGATGCAGGGCGTCCTGCTAGGCTTCAGGAACATAACGGGAAAGAATTTTGAGCATGCCTCCAAGGCGATTTTGGACATGGCCACCGTCATGAAGATGGACTTGTCCAGCGCGGCGCAAGTCGTTGGAAAAGCGCTCGACGACCCGATAAACGGACTCGGCTCCCTTTCGCGCCAAGGCTTCCATTTCACCGAACAGCAAAAGCAAATGCTCAAGGCGATGGTCGAAGCCGGCGACATGATGGGCGCCCAAAAAATCATACTTGAGGAGCTGGACGGAACTTACGGCGGAGCCGCCGAGGCCGCCGCAGACCTAGGAACGCAAGTCAAGAATTCGGCGGGCGACGTTCTTGAGGGCTTTGGCAAGGTTTTTTCATTTTTGGGCGAACATAGCGGAGCCTTGAAGCTGACAAAGGAAGCGCTGGACGCGGTAGCAAACGCCTTCGACAACGTGGAGCGGAACGCGGCCAGGCTTTCCGGCGGCGACAAGTACACCGATTGGTACGAGAGCCTTGAGGACACGGAAAAGATCAAGGAAGCGACAGACCAAATCCGCCTTTGGGAGGAGGAATATAAGAAAGCTAAGACTCTTTCCGACGAGGCGGGCGGCCGCGACTGGGTTTTAAAACGAGATGAAAGCCGCGCGAAAAAACAACTGGATTATTTTAAAGACCAAAAAGAAAATCTCATTGAGGAAATCCAATACAAAAAAGACCTGCAATCGATAACCAACGCGGAGACGCGCGCGGAAGAGGAATTGGACAAGGCCGTCTCCCAAGTCGGAGAGACCTACAAAAAATTCGCCAAGGACGACCCCGCCTACAAGCTCAAGGAGCTTCAAAAGGCGCTCGAAGAAATAAGCAAACAGAGGGCGGACATAAAGCCAATCGACACCAAGGAGCTTGAGGCGGAACTCAAGCGGCTCAATGAGCTGAAGCTTGACCTTGTCCGACAATCGGCCAGGGCTGGTGGCGAGCTTGCCGGCTTGAGCTTCAAAGCGCAGACCGACGAAGCCGCAAAGGAAATGCTTTCTGTTCAGCAGAAAATCGCCGCAGCAAAAAAACACAACGCCGGGCTTTTGGACATCGACGCAAACGAGTTGAACGCAAACCTTGACGCGGCGGAAAAGGCGATTCTCCAAAAGATGGCCGAAATCAAGGCTAACGGTAAGAAGACCTGGCAGGAAATTTTCTCCGACACGACCGGCGTTGACAAGTCGCTTTTCAGCACCGGCGAACAGGCGGCGGATGAATACATAAAGGGGCTTCACTCTCGCGTCGAGGAAGAAAAGGAAATCGGAGCGCTTTTGGGTAAGGCCATATCCCCGCGCAAGGCGCTAGAAAGCGAGATGGCGGAGATTGAGAAGACGATAAACGAGCTTCTTGCCGTTCCTGAAGAAAAGTTTTTGAACGCCAACGGCGGCTTTGAGACAAAGGACGCTTGCATCGAAAAACTCATCGAAAAGTACAAGGAATTAAGCGACGCGATAAATGACCTTCCGCCAGACCCGCCGATGCAAGGCTACGCGGACATGTTCGACATGATAGCGGGCAAGGTGCAGAACCTTTGCATGGAGCTATCCAACTTGAACGAGCGGCAGGCCCAGACGATTGGAAGCATGATGGGCAACTTGGCCAGCGTGTCGTTTGACGGAATTCAAAGCGGCGTCACCGAACTGGCCGAAAAGCTTGCGGAAGGCGCGGACGCTTCCGACGCGTGGGCGGCCAGCCTTGAGAAAATGGCGACCGACATCTTGAACCAACTTCCATCGCTTTTCACGCGGGCGGGCCTTGAGCTTATCGCCCAAGGAATGTGGCCGTTGGGACTCGGTCTTTTGGCAGCTGGACTTGGAACCGGAATCGCCGCCGGAGTCGTAAACGGCGTGAAAAGCGCGGGCGCAAAGGCAAACGCGCTTGGCGGTGTTTATGGTGCGGACGGCTATGAGGCGTTCGCGCTCGGCGGCTCATTCACAAACGGCATAGTCGACACGCCGACATTCTTCAAGTTCCGGCAAGGAAGCGGATTCGCCACCGGCCTTATGGGAGAGGCCGGCCCGGAAGCGATAATGCCTTTGGCGCGCGGCTCGGACGGCTCGCTTGGCGTAAAAGTCGCGGGAGCGGAGGACGGCCAGGGCGAGGCGGCGTTCGGCTTTGTGACCGTCAACGTTTACTCCAGCGAAAAGTCGGAAGTGAACGAACAGACCGACGCGGACGGAAACAAAATCTACAACGTGATTGTCGGCGCGGTAAAGAGCGCCACGGCGCAAGGCCAGCTTGACAGAACGTTCCAAAGCCGTTTCGGGCTTAAAGCGAGGGGCGTATGAGCGAAAGGATAAAGTGGCCGGACGGCCTTCCGATTCCCAAAATCGGCGGCTTGAACGGACAGTACCAAAACTCGGTCATCCGAACGAAGATGGACGCAGGTCCTGCCAAGCAAAGGCGGCGGTTCACCGCCGTGCCTAAGCTTTTTTCCGGCAGACTTATTTTAAACGAAGAGCAGCGCTCGCTTTTGGACGCTTTCTACAGGAATTCAATCGGGCATGGAACGCTGCGCTTTGACATGAAGAACCCGCAGACTGGGCAAGAGGAAACGTTCCGACTGACCGAGCCATACTCGGAGGACGGAAACGATGACGGACTTTGGGAAATAACATTGAAATTTGAGAGGATGCCATGACAAGCCAAGACGCAAAAGTTGAATTGTTCAGAGAGGACACGGACGCTTGCTTTCTCCACCTGCTGAAAATTTCGGCGGAAGGAAGAGCCGACCTTTACTTTGTCGACAACAACGAGCCGATAGTTTCCAATGGCCAGACGTACACCCCCGTGGCGTTCACGGCGACGCTCCCGGAGCAGAACCAGGACGGAACAATAAGCCCCTGCCGTCTGGCCATCGACAACGTTGACCGAATGATCGCGGAGAACATAAAGACCGCCGAC